CTAATTGTTTATTTTCCATGACTTTTTGAATGCTAATAACTTTTCATTAAGCCTAATAAACTTGGAATGCCGTAGAATACTTTGTGTTTCAGAGTTGAAGTTACCTATTTGATCTATTGATATAAATATCTGTTTTTTACTTATGGAATAACATTTTATAATTTCTTGTATCGCCGATAGCTCAATGTTTTTGAAAACAATTGAATCTTCAATCAGAATTGGCAATGACGTTCTATCAAGAAAGGTTAGATCTAATGCAAGCATATTAGCATATGATTTACCTGTGCCAGAATCACCATAGTGATCAAAAATATAATTTGTATTAGATAGCGTTATCTTAGGAGAAATTCTATTATCAGGGTAGAAAATCGAAATATATTTATTAACACCATCATTGAGAATTTTTTCTATTTTATCTAGAATTCCTTCAGTTTGAATTTTTAACTCATTTCTAATATCTTTTAATCCTTTAGTCAAATTATCCTGTAGCTCTCTATATTCTATAGTGCTCTTAATCTCTTTTTGTTTTATGGATAATGAAAGAATCTCATCTACTAACTCGCTCGGTTTGTCAACGACACCAGTTACCTTTTTTATTTCCGCATCTAATGATGATAGCAAGATATCGACTTCATTTAGTTGTGTTTCTAAAAAAAATTTTTCCGCCTTTAGCTCTTTTTGCAAAATTTTGGATATACTAGAATGGAATTTCTCCACTTCTCTTAATCTATTAATATTAACATTGGGAATAAACTCCTCAACCTTTTCGAAATATTTTTCCTTAACAGGATCAGACAACTCTAAATTTCTAGAGATTCTGGATAGTTGAGTTAATAGGATGTTTTTTTCTTTTAGAACACTATCTTTTTTAACCTTAAGACCTAAACTTTTGTTATTTATAATTTCATTTATATTAGTCGCATAAACTTCTAGATTCTCTCGTATAAATTTTATTTTTTCGTTAATCTCATTTAACTCAAACCTTAATTTTTCAGCTTCACGCAAGGTTATTTTCCTTATAAACCCTTCTTTGAAAGCTAGGTCAAGACTCTTTTTTTTCTTGTTATTTTCCTCTTGGAGACGCTCAGTTTCGTTCAATAACCCAGCAAATCCAAACGATTGAATTAAAAAGGATTTAACACTTGAAAAACTCTCAGATGGCACAATATGCAAAGGCTTATTTGGGTTATAGTTATCCTTTCCCCACACTCTTGAAAATCTTCCTATCATATTTCTAAAATTAGGTGCGTGATTGTCAAAGTTATACTTTTCCCTCAAAAAAACTTTAAAGTCATTAAGCTCTTTATTTTCACTTTTCCCATTTTTAAATAAAACAATGTCTGGTGTTATAGTGCTTCTTGAGAAAGAGTATGTTTTCTCATCAAATTGATATGAAAAATCAACGGTAATATGCCCCACATTATCAATAGCGTCAGCACATAGATTTATGAAATCATTACCACCAAAAACAAAATCAATGAGAAGTAAAACTGATGATTTACCAATTGAGTTAGCACCATTGTTTGGCCCCAGAACAGAATTAAGTCCAGGTGTGAAAATTAAATTTTCCCGTATTAATTTTTTGCAACTCAAACTAATCAACATTTTGTTATGGTTTCCTCATCAGAATTAAATTCGATCAAGTTTAGTATGTATAAAACATCAAGTGATAATAGAAAATCATCAACAATTGAAAAATCATTCTTTGTCATTTCATAAAGGTCATGAACCGTACATTTAGAAAAGTCCTTTTCTAAAATAGAAATCATTTTGAATAAAATTGAATCTTTTAATGGCGTTGATTTTGTAGGAGTAATCATGAGTAAACCTCACAATTTTGCACAAAAAAAGCTACTAATGTTTCCGCAGCATCTCTATTTTTCTGTTTTGCATATGTTCTTATCCATTCGGTAAGAGCATCAAATATCACATACTGATCTACACCATCTTTTTTTAATTTTAGGTAATGAACCTTAACCTCTCCATATATTAAGTCAGAAGTCCCTGGGTTTATTTTATCGATTTGTTGAAAAAGAACTTTAATGTCATTGTAGAAATAATTGACAGAACTTTTTATTTTCATCCTGAATTGTATCGTAACGTTATCATCAAGTTTTTCATCAATTCTCATTGCATCAAATGATAACTGACTAGATGATTCAGGTATTATGGATGCCATTTTATCAATTATTTCTTTAATGTCATCTTCAATTTGAAAATTGAAATATCTATTTTTTATTCTTGTATTCTGCTGCAACATGAGTTTGAGATTATACATTTCTCGATAGCCATCAACAGTTCTTGGCGTATCAAAAATTTTATGACAATCACGACATAAAGCTATGAAATTATCTTCATGATCTACATCATCATTTAACCTTTTTTCATCCTTCAGGAGCAGCATCTCTTCTGGCCTAGGCGAAAATGGGTAAATGTGAGCAAGCTCATAAAGTTTTAATTTTTTCCCATTATTCTCCTTCATTAGTGGTTTGCTACACTTAGGACACAGCCCCCCAACTTCATCAAATAAAACGATATGCAAATTTGGCCCGATGCTTGCCCTAGCGTCTCCCACACATATCTCCTCAGATATAATAAAAACTAGTCGTTGAATGTTATAGATACAATATTTTATTTAGGCTCACAAGTCACAACCATAATGTCAAGAATACGTCGAAATAGAAACAATAATAACGTCTGCTAAAGTTTGTACTCATGAAAATCTATAACTTTGCAGTCTAACCACTCATTCACCTCTTTCATCCGTTCCTGTAGCGGCATCAACTCATTCCTTACAAACACCTGACTGGCCTTTTCTATGTCGCCAAAACCGCCAGTGTTATTGGGGATAATACCCATCATCTGCGGTGGTACGCGGTGGGCGCTGAGTAGGTCGTCGCGGCTGGCGTTTTTGATATTAAAGAAGTCGTCTTTGGTGGCCACCTCGCTGAGTGGGACAATCTTAATACCGTCAGGCTTGCCATTTGGGGCGTAGAAGAACAAGTTTTTAAAATTCCCTAACCCTTTGGTGCTGCGCATGGCGTTGCGTAAGGTTTCTACATCGGTATTACTTTGGGCCGCATCGGTGACATACATGATATAACCGGCATGTGCGCCGTTCTGGAAATACTTGCGACGGAATAACGTGGCCGACTCGTTCAGCCATGCTGAGTTGAGGGAACTGAGATATTCCGGCAAGCCGTAAAGCTCTTGATTGATATCCGGTTCAATCAGGTGAAATACCGTGCCTGGCTCAAAGCGATGCGGTTCGCGGAAAGATTGCACGAACCAATACACATCATCTTCTACTCCACGGCGGGTATATTTGGCCGGTGAACATTCCAGCCGCATTAACTTACCTAAGCGATTGAAGCGCTTCTCCAGAAAGGCATTGCCGAAGACTAAGAAATCCAGTGCAAAGCGGCTAAACTCTTGGGCGCTAAGTAGCGGATGTGGAATAAAAGTGCTAGTCAGAATATTACGTTTCACATAAATCGGTGAGCTGTGATGTACCGCCGCACGCAGACTTTTGGCCAACCCAGTAAAACTGATCGGCGGTTCAATCCATTTGCCGTTACCGATGCATTCAGCGTAATCCAGAATGTCGCGGCGATCCAGCACTGCGGACGGTTCGCCAAAGCTAAACACTTCCATTGGTTGCTGCAGTTGCCGAGTTAAATTGGTTGATTTTACTGCCTTGCGGCCTTTGCGTTTGCTCATCAGTTAAAATCCAGAATTGAAGATTGGGCATAACCGTTACCGGCGGTTAGCGGCTCGTTAATCATCGCGTGCATCGCCGCCCATGCGATATCTGCATGACTGGCGTCTTCGCTGCGGCTAGCTTGGTAAGTGGCACGGCCACCGCTGGCAGTCATGGTTTTGCGGATAGCCATAAAAGATTGGGTGATATCGGTGTGGCCGGAGTCATACTCCAGCCGCCCACTGGTGATCAGGTCTTTGGCTTTCAGCACCAGCGCGGTTTTAATCTCCGGACTGTAACGAATCTCCCGCACCGCCGGAAAGAACTCCCGCACTAATTGATAGACGCCCTGCCCAATGCCCGTGGCGTCGATACCGATATATTCCACGCAATATTTTTCAGTTAGGGTTTTGATAGATTCAGCTTGAGTGGCGAAGTCCATTCCCTTCCATTGATGGCGTTCCAAAATGCGGAATTTGCCGCCGAGTACCAGCGGTGGAGCCAATACCACACAACCCGCACTGTCACCGGTGTGAGACGGGTCATAACCCAACCAAACCGCCCGATAGCCAAAAGGTCGATAGGCGTAAGGATTAAAATCGTCCCACTCCTCCAGACTATCGACCATGCAGCCCTGCAACTCTTCGAACGGGAATACCGAGGTTTTATCATCGACGAATTCGCACATCAGCAGGTTTTGATATTCCGCAGGGCTGTATTCCAGCGCGAGTTGGTCGAGGTCAAACAAGTTACAGCCACCCGCCAGCGCATCTTCAACAGTGACAATCTGCCGCCACTGACCGTCGCCACACAGCGCACCGTGCATCAAATGGCTATGGCTGAGATCAACATAAATATGCTGTTTTTTGTTCTTACGCCCTTTATTAAACAGCTCGCCAGACCAAAACGGATATGCGCTGTGGGCCAGACTGGATGGCGTGGAAAAATAGGTGGTGCGCCATTTTTTGTGTAATGACATACCCGAAGCCACTTTGCGCAACTCCTGAAACTTCGGTATCCAAAAGTATTCATCGAGATACAGGTTGCCGGTGTAGCTCTGAGCGGTGCGGATATTAGTGCCGAGAAAGAACAGCCGCGCACCGTTGGCCAGCACCATCGGATCACCTTTCAGGTCAACTTCTACCTGTCGGGCAAAATCAATAATGTAGTTTTTGAATACATGCGCCTGCGCCTTACTGGCTGACAGGAAGATCTGATTGCGCCCAGTGGTTAGCGCATCTATTAGCGCTTCACGGGCAAAGTAGAAGGTCGCGCCAATTTGGCGCGATTTAAGAATATTGCGGATACGGTACTGCAAGCCAGCCCGATACCAGCCTTTCTGATATTCAAACGTGGTTTCCAGAAAAATATCATTCAGCGCTTCAATAGCCGCGTCGCTAAACACATTCTTTTCGGCTGGCTTACGTTCCCCTTTATTACGGTTGCGCACCTTCGGGTTAAGATCAGCCTCATTGCCGGTTTGGTTGTAACGGTTAACTCGTGCCAATCGCTCAATCTGGCGACCTAGCAGGTCAATCTCTTTGTAGTCGCCCCCCTCCTTGTTATTTTTCATAATCAGCTGAATCAGCCGCGCTTCCAGACTGCTCTCCACACGCGATACCGGGGAAACATCCTCCCAGGCATCCCGTTGTTTCCAGCTCTGCACGGTTGGCGCTTTCTGGTTCAGCATCTCCGCAATCTGGCGCACAGAAAAGCCCTGCCAGTAAAGCAAAGCCGCCTGCCGCCGTGGATCGCTGATAAGAGTAGTTGGGGTCGTCATCATGAGCGCAAGGCTACGAAAACGAATTTAATTCTTCCTCAACTCACTGTTGTGTCAGTGATTAAAGGATTTTGAGTAGTGGCGATGGATATTGGGAGTCAGGAAACTAGCGCTGATTTAACTGACCCATTCACGGACTCCCATTATGGCCAAGAAAATTTCTAAGTTTTTCCGTATCGGCGTCGAAGGTGATACTTGCGATGGTCGCATTATCGACGGTAATGACATTCAGCAAATGGCAGATACCTTTGACCCGCGCGTCTATGGTTGCCGCATCAATCTGGAGCATATTAAAGGTTTACTGCCTGACAGCCCTTTCCGCCGTTATGGTGATGTGGTCGAGCTAAAAGCCGAGAAGATTAATGATGATTCCGCGCTAAACGGTAAGTGGGCGTTATATGCCAAGGTGGTTCCAACTGAGGATTTAGTGGCAATGGTGCAAGCCCGACAAAAGGTTTACACCTCAATGGAGATTCGCCCTAATTTCTCCAACAGCGGTAAATGCTATCTGATTGGCCTGGCGGTGACTGATGACCCGGCCAGCTTGGGTACTGAAATGTTGGAATTCTGCGCCCGTGCCAAAACCAACCCGCTGGCCGGTAAGAAACTGGAACCCACCGATTTGTTCTCTGTTGCCGTTGAGGCCGCGATTGAATTTGAAGAGATTCCCGAATCCGGAATCAGTTTACTTAGCCGGGTAAAAGAGCTGTTTAACCGCAAGCAATCCTCTGACGATGCCCGCTTTACTGATGTTCACGCCGCAGTGACCACCGTTGCTGAACAGTTGCAAGTTCAGGCTGATATTAACGAGCAACGTTTTCAACAAATTGAGCAACAGATTGAAGCCAATCAGCAGCAACTTTCCCACCTGCACGCCAGCCTCGACCATAGCGAAAGCCTGATCCAACTGCGTCGCCCGATGGCCAACGGCGGTAATGGTGATGAAACCTTTCTGACCAACTGTTAATAACCAGACTGAGAGAACCTCATGCGACCTAATACCCGAATCAAATTCAACGCTTACCTGACTCAGGTTGCCAAATTGAATGGCATTGAGGTGAGCGATGTGGCGAAAAAATTCAGCGTCGAGCCGTCGGTTACCCAAACCCTGATGACCCGAGTGCAGGAGTCATCCGAGTTTCTCAGCCGTATCAATATGGTGCCGGTGGCCGAGTTAACCGGTGAGAAAATTGGTATCGGCGTTACCGGTTCTATTGCCAGCACTACTGATACCGCTACTGGCGCCGAGCGTGAAACCGCTGACTTTGCCACGCTGGAAGCCCGCCGTTACCAGTGTGAACAGATGAACTTCGATTTTCATATCCGCTATAACACATTAGACCTGTGGGCGCGGTATCAGGATTTTCAACTGCGGCTGCGTGATGCCATCGCCAAGCGTCAGGCATTGGATTACATCATGGCGGGCTTTAACGGTGTGAAACGCTCTGCAACGTCGAACCGCAAACAAAACCCAATGCTGCAAGATGTAGCCGTGGGCTGGCTGCAAAAATACCGCAACGAAGCGCCGCAGCGGGTGATGGATAAAGTGACCGGTAAAGATGGTGCGATAATTTCCAGCGTCATTCGTGTCGGCGAAAATGGCGACTATAAAAATCTCGATGCGCTGGTATTTGATGCCACCAATACCATGATTGACCCGTGGCATCAGGAAGATCCCGATTTAGTGGTAATCTGTGGCCGTGAGTTGTTAGCCGATAAATATTTCCCACTAATTAACCAAAAACAACCCAATAGCGAAATGTTGGCAGCGGATGTAATTGTTAGCCAGAAACGTATCGGCAACTTGCCAGCGGTGCGTGTGCCCTACTTCCCTGCCAATGCCATGTTAGTGACTCGTCTGGACAACCTGTCGATCTATTTTATGGACGAGAGCCACCGTCGCCATATCGAAGAAGTCGCCCGCCGCGATCGCATCGAAAACTACGAATCTATCAAACAGGATTATGTGGTGGAGGAATACGGCTGTGGTTGCCTGATTGAAAATATCCAACTATTGACTGAAACGAAAAACGAGCATTCAGAGACTGGAGCCTAAATCATGTTAAGCCCCGCCAGACGGCACATGATGCGAGTTTTAGCGGCGGAGGCGGCGCAGCAGATTGATGAGCCGCTGCGCCATGCCAATGGCTATGAACTGATGCTACTAAAACTAGCTGAAGATATTCGCGCCCTGAAAAATGTGCATTCAATGGAGCGCAAAGCTGAACGCAAACGGGAAATGCTGCCCTATTACGCCCCTTGGGTGAGCGGAGTGTTGAGTGAAGGCCGAGGCGCACAAGATGCGGTATTGATGACGGTTATGGTGTGGAAGCTGGATGTTGGCGATATTGCCGGTGCGCTGGAGATTGCCCACTATGCCTTGCACCATCGCCTCGTGATGCCAGATCGCTATAAACGCTCTACGCCTTACTTATTGGCTGAAGATGTGGCCGATGCCGCCACTCGCGCCCACAGTGCTGGCCAGCCCGTCAATATCGACCACCTGCTGGCCACAATGGAACTGACCGATGCCGAGGATATGCCCGATCAAGTGCGCGCCAAGCTGCACAAAATCGCCGGTATCGTCCTGCGGGACAGTGGCAAAGCAGAGCCAGCACTCGTCCATCTGAAACGCGCTTTACAACTCAACAACCATTGCGGTGTGAAAAAAGATATTGAACGGCTGGAGAGCCAACTGCGTAAAGCCAGCGCCAGTCGTTACCGGAACCTCACCAGTAGACACTGAAACAGAGCCCTCAGATGCGCTCGCTACGCGCCCCACTAACCCAGTAGGGCCCTTGCCATCTACGCCTGAATTGATGGCTGCTATATGGGCCACAAGCATATTGAGGTAGACCGCTCGAATAGCGACATCACAAACCACGCTTCTATCGGTGTTATCAAGGTAGACCGTTGCTTCAACGAAATACGCATTCAGCAGCGAGTCACTTACGATATCGAACTCCGGGTAACGCTCTCGGAATGCGTTAATGTCAAAAACAACGATCGCCATGATTACTTACCGTCCGCTTTTTCAATGCCTGGCATTGGCTTGTCTTGCGGCAAACCTTCCAACCCTGATTTTACTTTCGCGTTTTCAGATGCTTTTGCTTGGGCGCTGTTGGTTTTAGCCTGAGCAAACACCAGTTCGTTTTTGACATACGGCTGGTTTTTATGCACGGACAGCCATTTATCAAAGGCGTCTTTATCAACTCCTTCGGTAAGACCATAACCACCGAAAACCAGTGAGGAATTGGAGCCGTTAAGCTCCACCTGGTAACCATCCTGCTCCAGCACCAAACCATTAGGCAGCTTGCAACCCACTGTGACTAGATCTGACATTCTTTAAACTCCCAACATTGATGCAATGCCCAGAGGCTGACGAATAATCGCGCCCCATGTGCCACCTGATTTTTTCTGCTTCCAGCTTGACTCCTCAACCACCACGGCATGAGCACGCATCTTCTCTGTAAATGCTGCGTAAGCCGTATCCTGGTCACCCAGGCGGTCAGCAATCAATTGCACAAGCTCACCGGCATCAGTTGCATACTCGACAGCAGTTTCAATGCGCAGGTTAGGGAAGTTTTTCTTCAACTGGTCAGAGACGTTCACGTTGTACATGTTGGTCTTGGTCAGGTTGACTTCCATTTCCGGGGACATCGCCAGAACCATAGAGTCAGTTCGCTCAATCAAACCCTTAGTCTGGGCAATCAAGCGAGCGTACAAGCGACCGGCGATGTCGTCATAAACAAACTGACCATCTTTATCAGCCCATTTCACGCTGCCGCCAGTACCCGTTGCTGCTGGGGTTACTGGGGCGCTCAAGCTAGGGTCATTAAGTAAGCCGTAGTTTTCCAGCCCATCAATACCGAAAAAATATGACTTGTTCTGGAACTTGTTAAGGGTCAGCGCAGAGGCCACGTTAAGTTCTGCTGCGTAACCGATGCGACCAGCGCCATACATGTCCAGCTCACGCTCACCCCAGCGGGTATGAGTCTGGTAGTGGTATGACTGACGAGGAACCCAATTAGCGTTCGCAGAGGTCATACCGTTGTTGTTGAAGTCACCGTAAGAGCTGGTTTCACCAACGGATTCAACGATAGGGAATTGAGAGGTCAGGGTTGTCCAATCGCCTTTTTTCACTTCACCGATGATTTCTGCTGCCTTCATCGGCGTCACCAGGACGCGAATGAGCTCAGGATCGACATAGTTAGTAAAATAGGCAGGAATGCCGCTGTTTGGCGTGGTCACCATGTTCGGTTGGGCATCCATCGCCATCTGATAGTTATCGGCAAACTCAGGCTTCAGATACTGTGCATTTTCAGCACCGCGAAGCACAATGCCGTACTTGCCGCTTGCTGCGGAATAATGCTTTTGAAATTCGTTCATTACTTGCTCCACGTGGTGATTTTGACAAGCTCACCCGCTGCTGCGGCGCTGCCAACAAAGAAAATAGTTTCTGCGTACCCGGCAATAGTCGCTCCTGCGGCACCAGTTTGAACTTGACCAGTGGTCAGTGATGCGAAGATTTTCTGCCCGCGAGTCGCTACGGTAGAAGTTTTCGCCCAGAAGTCGCCAGCAGTCATAAGCGTCACTTCACGGCCCGGCTGAATCAGCATTGAAGCTTCAGCAAGCCATACTGTGATTGAAGCTTGACCATCTCGATGCACGAAGCCAGACGGCGCTCCAGTACCTGCGTTCGATGCCACGCCATTGACGTCCCATGCGAAACGACCAACAGTTAAGCCATCATCACCGGCAACCAATGCACCCTCTCCAGCCAAATAGGTGGCGTGGGGGTTGGTGCTGGCAAAGCTGCCTTCAACACCGGGTGCTGGGTATTGATTAATTGAATTCTGAAAACCTGCCATGTTAGAAACCTCGTTTCAGTTTGCCAGCGGTAGGGAATGCCTTCTCGAAATCGCTGATGGAAGCGGAATCCTGTGCAATGGCAGGACGTGAGTTTTGTTTCTGGCTAATAGCCATTTGAACCAGCGCTGGGTACGCAGAAGGATGTACATCTTTGATATCAACACCTGACTGCTCAAGAGCGGTTCGGTAAACATCATCTGCGGAGTCCATCGCCACTACATCGCCAATCAGGGGGCGAACAATCTTTTCCGCTTCGCGGACACGGCGTGAGTTTTTAGCGGCTTCTTTGGTTGCGCCATCTACTGCCAGTCGAATGGCTGAGTCCATTGCCGTCTTGGAGACTGTCTCGTCGTCTTCGTCATCTTCGTCGTCATCTTCAGCGCGGTCGCGATCCCGGTCTTTACGCTCACGTTCTTCACGCTCTTTTAACTCTTTTTCTTCTCGTTTCAGTCGTTCTGCTTCTGATTCGTTATCGCGTTCAGCGCGAGTTTCTTCGTCTTTAGCCACCTTTTCGACTGCCGCTTCTATTTCTTCTGGCTTTGCATCCTTCGCCAGCAGAGGCGCGATGGCTGCCATTACCTTTTTGGTAAGTTCTGACATTCTTTTAATTCCTGTAGGTAGTGAATCAGCGACCAATACGTCGCTACCTGCGCGGCCTGTTTCAACCAGCGCTACGTGGTTCCCGACAATGTCCCGCATGATGCCGTCATGGACTTCACCATCCGGTGTAATGCCGGGTGTCATGTCAGCGACGTATTGGTACGACGAAGACAGTTCTTCTTGCTCCTCGGTCTCAATCCCAGCGATGGCAGAGTTATCCCAGACGGACAGGCCGTTCTGAAGATAAGGGTGCACATATGCAGCACTGGAATGCGTAACCCCTACGCGAGATTCGCGCGGCGGATCACCGGGGAAGTCAGGTTTATGGATATTAAGGAGTGGGATATTGTTGAATGTTGCAGCGGCTTTCTTCAGTTCATCAGGGTGTCGCCAGAGGCGGTAAATCTTGTCTGGATCCAATCCCAACTTTTCATAGTTTGGAATTTCTCTACCGTAGTAGGGGCAGACGTTCGCTTTACTGATGTTGCTGACTTTAACTTGAAGACGACCGTTACCATCAAAACTGCGCACGGATGCGCGGTCAAACGCTAACCGTTCGATAGTCATGTGTTATTCTCTGGACTTATGGTTTTACCTAGCTTCTACTCTTTTATCGAGTCAGCGTTGTATATTCTGGAGAAAGGAAGAGTTTGATCTGTGACAACTGCGGTGCTGGAGTCATAATCTAAAACTGATCCAAAATTAGCCACATTTGTCTTAATTACGTAGTGAATCTGGCAGCCAGCAACGATCATGTCCCCTATTTCGACATACCAGTTAGTCGAATTCCTGTTTGTTTTAATCCCAATAGTTGAATCTGCATCACTAACTTCATGCACAGTGCCAAATACAGATTTATACTGCCTTCCATCTGGGGCGATAAACCAATTGTCCGTAGTGATAAGAAACTTCTCTCCAACCTTTATCATGTGGTCTCTCTTGGTTTTGGCTTTAAGTGAATAAAAACTCGTCTATTTACTTTTGCAGTCCGGGTATTATTGGTGACCACGTGCAACGACAGTTGATTTCCTCGCCGGGCATTGTCCACTTGTCATCAAGAAGCATGCCTTTATCGAGGTCGAAAACTTTACCATCAGCTTTAACGTGAGACTTCCTAGGCTCTTTACCAGCATGCGAGTGCCGCCAGATACCCTCAGTGATACCAAGTGACTTCTGCCGGGCCGCCTGCATGACGGAGGTGGCTTTGTTGTTCTGGTCGCGAGCGATGGTTGCAGCGCGTCTGCGCGTGATTCCGTAACGCTTCTCTAACTCATCAGTCAAATGACCTAAGTCACGACCGCGAGCCACAGAGCGCATCACCATGCCTTCCACCTCGGTGAAATACTTCTCTGGGATGGAGCGGATCAGCCCGACGTTTTCGGATATGGTTGCCTGGAGAGCGTTATTCATCTGCGAGGTCATTTTGAACTCGACGGTAAAGCCAGCATCTTTCAGAGCACTACCAAGAGACACATCAGTGTTTCTCATTGCATCAGTAGCGAATCTGTCAGCCAGCTTCTGGGCAATATCGTCGAAACTCTTCGTCCAGCGTTTGGCTAACAGCCGCATAGAAAGTGCCATCAAGCCAATCAGTTTCGAATACCGCGCACAAATTGAGAAAGCTGCAGAGTTTCATTGTGCGATGGCAGAGAAGTTATGCGAGTAACTATCTCAGCGCCGGACCCCGGCTGCGTTGAATTCGCCACACGCGCGCTAAATGCATTTATCAAAGGCCGCGGGAATGGTGAATTTCCCAATCCAAGCGGCGCAATAAGTAATTCATTCTTTGGTGCTGAATGCACTGAAAAGCCCAGCGGCAACTATTCAATTAAGTGCTGGCGCATTCCAACTAAATTAGCGGAGGCCGCGTGATGGACGATATCAGCGAACTAATTCTAACCGTGTCCCGCGCTCCTGATAACGGACGCGACCATAAAGACTGCTACCTGTGGGATATGAAAATTAAGCAGCGGCTACGAACCGGCGACAAATCAAAGAGACCGGTGCCACAGCAAGTTGCCCCACCTACTCCAGTTAAAACGGTGAAGTCAGTGAAAGCGAAAGTGAGAAAGATAATGGAGGCGGCATGAATGAGATTAAGCACCCGGCAATACGTTACCACGGTGGTAAATACCGATTAGCTCCGTGGATTATCAGCCACTTTCCGGCCCATACACATTATGTAGAACCTTTTGGCGGTGCGGCGTCAGTATTGCTCAGGAAAGAAAGAAGCTACGCGGAAATCTATAACGATTTGGATGGCGACGTGGTTAATCTCTTTTTCGTTCTGCGCGATGTGACGTTGCGGGAATGCCTCATCGAATCGTTAATTTTGACGCCATACTCTCGCATCGAATTTACAGATGCATACGCTGAAACCGAAACAATGGTCGAAAAGGCCCGTCGATTGATTATCCGGGCAACGATGGGATTTGGCTCTGCCGGAGCAACAAAAGGAACAACCGGTTTTCGACTGGACACTAAGCGGGGTTCGGCAACCGCACAGCACTTATGGGCAAGGATGCCTGATAATTTAGCGGCAGTTGGCCAGAGATTCGAGGGTGTACTGGTAGAAAACCGCGACGCTGTTCAATGCATGTTAGACCACGACACGCCATCAACACTTCACTTTGTTGACCCTCCATATGTTCATGACACGCGGGTAATCACTTCCAAATATTACCGCCATGAAATGGATAATGACGCCCATTTAAATCTGCTAGACACCGTTAATAAGCTGGATGGCATGGTCATTCTAAGTGGCTACAACACAGATATGTATAACGACATTCTCACCGGTTGGCAGAAGCAGGAAAAACAATCATCGGCTGCCGGACATAAAGGCTCGGTTAAGCGCCTTGAGTGCCTATGGCTGAGTCCTAATGTTATTAGCGGGAGTAAAGCAGCATGAAACCACCAAAAATACCAGATGTAGCATGGTTCTTTATCGTCATTATCACATGGGCGGCACTGGCGACTATTTACACTATTGAGAATGAAGCTGTGAGGGGGATGTTCGGATGAGTGATAAATACACGTGTGCAGTATGCAAGGCTGAATTTGATAGCAATGACACATATGAATATCGAGGGTTTTATAGCTGTGGCGACCACTTTGATGAGCTTCAGGAAAGGGTTGATGGTAAGCGTCAGCGAATAATTGACGACTTCGATGCTAAATCAAAGCCACTTCAAGGCTTGGATATCAGCATCGATTCGGTCATTGGTCGCGCTAATCGAGAAATATTGAAAGGTTCCATTGAGGTTTGCAGCAAAGAAACGCCGATTGAGAAGGAATATCGAAATGGAATTTTATGATGTGGTGTTTTTATACCTCGATTGGATACTTCTGTTTATCGGTGGAGCTGCTGCGTTCTGGCTGGTTTGGGTGAAAGGATGGTGATATGTGACTCCTGAAGAGAAACAGAACGCACTCCAGTCAGCAGCAAAAAGATGTAACAACGAAATAAAAACCACCCTCGCCGCTCTGCCGGCTAACACCAACAAAGACTCCATCACCCGCCCTATCATCCTGCGCCACTACGAAACGATAAAGCCACTTGGCTACAAGCTGGCTTGGCTTCTTTTCGCCATCGGCGTTCTTAATGGTCAGTTTAAGTGGAACCGGTGATGGTGATTGATAAAGAGATAAGAGGCCAGCTATGAACGATGATGTTTTCGATTTACCACAGGCCGCCGCATTTCTTCACCTTAGCCCCCGCGCGGTAAGGGCCAGAATAAAGAGCAACCTGATAGCTGCATCAAAGTCAGGGATCGGTGGAGGGGGAAAACTTCTCATATTTAAATCGTCATGTATTGAATACGTCAGGCATCAGCAGCAAACTCACCAGGTGAATGCAGTTGAAGGCCAAGCAGAAGGAAAAACTGAATGGCACTCAAACAAAGGTACGGGGTATGGCACTGTGATTTCGTTACGTCAGGTGGGAAGCGCATTAGACAAAGCCTTGGCACAACGGACAAGCGGGAAGCTCAAGAACTCCATGACAAACTAAAGTCTGATATGTGGAGGACAGACAAGATCGGAGAGGCTCCGGTTAAATTGTTCGAAGAAGCGTGCTTACGCTGGATAATTGAGAAGGGACACAAGAAATCGCTGGATGCTGATAAGTCAAAGATTGGTTTCTTCCTGCCAATATTTAGAGGCAAGCCATTATCCAGCATTACAAATGAGCAAATCCAAACAGCGGTTGCCGGGATGACAAACAGGAAGTTGCGAGATAACTGGGAGAGCCAAAGGAATAGACTAACTCGCCTCGGTAAGCCAGTTCCACCATACAAACCGAGTCCTGTTAGTCAATCAACCCGGTATTCTCACCAGGCTTTCATGAGGGCATTACTCCGGATCGCCGCCAACGAATGGCAATGGTTAGACTCGGCCCCAAACGTGAAAGCTCGGCAGCCCAAAAATAGGCGTATCAGGTGGCTAACCCATGAGGAAGCAAGGAGGCTTGTTAATGAAATGCCTGACCACTTTAAACCGGTTGTTGTCTTTGCTCTGGCAACCGGGTTACGGCGGTCAAACATTCTTGATCTGGAATGGTCGCAAATTGACATTCAGAAAAAGATTGCCTGGATACACCCAGAGGATGCTAAAGGAGGTAGAGCGATCGGCGTGGCGCTTAACGATACGGCTTGTGCAATTTTGCGCGGGCAGATTGGAAAGCATAATCGCTGGGTTTTTGTTCACATGTCATCTTCAGTAAAGCCAGATGGTAAATTAACACCCGAAATAAGGAAAATGAGAGTTGACGGAAATAAGGCTTGGAAGGCGGGATTAAAGAGAGCGGGAATAGAAGATTTTCGTTTTCATGATTTAAGACATACGTGGGCAAGTTGGCTTGTTCAATCCGGCGTTCCATTATCTGCATTACAAGAAATGGGCGGATGGGAAAGTATTGAAATGGTGAGAAGGTATGCACACCTTTCACCAATTCATTTAACTCAACACGCGAGACAAATAGATGGAATATTAAATATCAATGGCACGAATATGGCACGCGAATATATTCAGGATATATTTAATATAGTCTAA